TGGCAGTTGGAAAGTGAGGTACTAATGGAGTGGTTTTTATTAGGAACAATTTTTAGTTTAATAGCATTAAGAATATGGAGTGATATATAATGGCTGAATTAAAAGAAGAACATTTTGAAGTGATTGATAATAACAAAGCGAAAGCACATGAAGAACAAAAAGAAATGCGTGAGGAATTAATTAATTGGATTAAGTCTTGCGATAAGTTTCACATGTTAGAATTATATTCTGAGATGAGAAGAATGAAAAGGAGTTGGAATGACTAATAAACATTTTTGCCAAGGACCTCTTTGCCATACTAGAACCACACAAGACAGATTTCTAAAATCGCGTGGTGTGGTCCGAGGTCGTTATGCAAGTTTAAATTTAGATTATAATACTCAGCCTAGTAGTTACTATGATTGCAGACGAAGTAAATATTTCTGTAGTACTGCATGCGAGAGCGAGTGGTTAAATGAACACATGGCAAACATTGAACAAGGTCGACCGATTGAATTCATCAGACACAGACGAGAGTCTGGTGGATATGCCAAAGTTAAGAATGAAGATAATTATTATGGTGCAAGTTATTCTATTCAAAGGGTTGACAATGGACAGTTAATAGACTAGGATAATCCTATTAACAGAAAGGAAAACATGAACACACAAACTAAACAAGACGAGAGAACAGAGGAAAGAAAGAATAGATTTAGTGGCGAGTCTATTATGTTGACACCTGCTGAGGCTATCAAGCATGACAGAATATTCATGAATGAATTAGCCGCAACACTCGAAGATAAACAACTTGGAACAGGCGGTTCTAAACTATGGGAGAAAGTCAGAGAGGACATTAATTGGTTTAGACAACACAACGCCAAAGCTTACATGGTTCTGTTAGACTAGGCATCATGGACCCGGGGACAGGCGCCCCGGGTTCACTAGTTATACGATAGTGGTACCAGGCCCATTTCAAAATTTGAACTTTTTTTATTATTAATATATAGGTATGTATATAAAGGGATCCTAATGCTAGGCATATTTGCTAAGTTTTATACATAGATAGCCTTAAAATACTTTTGGACTTTTTAAATTAAAGATGTAAAAATTTTTTAGAAAATTTTTTAGAATAATTTATGGATATAGATAAGTTAAAAACAATTCCTCTTGAAAATATATATAGTGACATTATTCCTAATGTTTATATTATTCATCCAACAGGTGGATATCATTATTTTAGTAAATGCAGTTTAAATAAAAATATTAAAAATATATATAGAGAAGCTGTGTGGCCTTGGATAGAAACATTAAAAAATAAAAATAATATTTTAGAAAAAAATAGATTTCCAAGACCTACTATAAGAGATCCTTATCCAAAATTAAATATTAGAGTATTAGGACCTAAAGTAAAACATAAAACTCAATTACAATATCCTACGAAAACTTTCTATGCACATATATTGATAGCTAAAGCATTTTTAAAAAATATTAATAATTTCCCTGTGGTAAATCATATAAATTCTATAACTTGTGACTATAGAATAAATAATTTAGAATGGTGTAGTTATTCAAAAAATAATAGTGGAAAAAGACCTACGATTGGCCCAGATAAAATGTATGACATACAAGAATACAGAAAATCTTTGTAATTATGAAGATAGACATAGAAAAGTTAAAAAAGTTTGAAAAGCTACCACCTGATGTAAAAAGAGAATTATCTCTTGTGATGGCTAAGTGGAAAGAAAAGAAAAAACAAGCTGACATTAAAAATGATTTCATGGCATTTGTTAAACATGTATGGCCAGATTTTATTGAAGGCACACACCACAAACAAGTTGCTAAGAAATTTAATGATATTGCAACTGGTAAAGTTAAACGTGTTATAATTAACATGGCACCTAGACATACTAAGTCTGAGTTTGCATCTTATTTGTTACCTGCGTGGATGGTAGGTCGTAATCCTAAATTAAAAATTATTCAATCAACTAACACAACTGAATTATCTGTGAGGTTTGGTCGTAAAGCAAAACAACTTATGGATTCTCCAGAATACAAAGAAGTATTTCAAACAAGATTAAAAGAAGATAGTCAAGCTGCTGGTAAATGGGAAACTCAACAAGGTGGTGAGTATTATGCTGCTGGTGTTGGATCTGCAATTACTGGTCGTGGTGCTGATCTTTTAATTATTGATGACCCACACACTGAACAAGATGCAATGAATGCACAAGCTCTTGAGAGAACTTACGAATGGTATACATCTGGTCCACGTCAACGTCTTCAACCTGGTGGAACGATTGTAATTGTAATGACTAGATGGAATGAAAAAGATTTAGCAGGACGATTAATTAAAGCACAAAAAGAAGCTAAAGCAGATCAATGGGAAGTCATAGAATTTCCTGCAATTCTTCCAAACAAAAAACCCCTGTGGCCTGAATACTGGAACCTGAAGGATTTAGAAGCGGTCAAGGCATCTATTCCTCTTTCAAAATGGAATGCACAGTACATGCAGAATCCAACTGGAGAAGAAGGAGCATTAATTAAACGTGAATGGTGGCAGGATTGGGAGAAAGATTTACCACCTCTACAACATGTTATTCAATCTTATGATACAGCTTTTATGAAAAAACAAACGTCAGATTATAGTGCAATTACTACTTGGGGTGTATTTACACCATCTGAAGACAGTGGGCAGTGTTTAATATTATTAGATGCAGTTAAAGATCGTTTTGAGTTTCCTGAATTACGTCGCGTTGCTATGGAGCAATACGGCTACTGGAATCCGGAGACAGTAATTGTTGAGGCAAAAGCATCTGGACTGCCTCTAACTTATGAGTTGCGGAAAATGGGGATACCTGTTATAAACTTCACACCCTCTAAAGGTAACGATAAACATACGAGGGTTAACAGTGTCTCTCCGCTGTTTGAGTCAGGGAGAATATGGGCGCCCAAAGATATGGACTTTGCACAGGAAGTTATCGAAGAATGTGCAGCATTTCCGTATGGAGATCACGATGATTTAGTGGATTCCATGACCCAAGCTGTTATGAGATTTAGACAAGGTGGTTTAATTCAACATCCTGAAGACTACGAGGATGAAGAGATGCCACAACAACAAAGGACGTATTATTAGGTATGGCTAATCCTATCAAAATTTATAAAACACTTGAAGAAGCATATAATGCTTTACTAAAAGGTTTTAGATCTATTAAAAACAGAGATCCAGATATAGTTGAAAACCAAATGCTTAAAGCAGAAGCTCAAGGTAAAATTAAATCTCAAGGTGATAACATTTCTATTTTTCCAGAAGACAAACCTGAAGGCATCATGAGTCAGGCCCCAGGGATTAAATCTGGTGAAGTATTAGATGTATCGTTTAAACCTGGAATGGACAAAAGAGGTAAGATGGTAAAAGAATCACCGAGTCAAAGACAAGCTGATTTGGATAGACCATTTGTAACTGAAGACGAAATGTCTGCATTTACATTAGAAGACAATGCAAAAAAATTAAATAAGGCTAAAGGTTATATTGATAAGTTGGGTGCTAAAACTTCTAAACAAAAATTATTTATAGCAGATTTAGTTGAAGATGCAGGCACCGGTGTATTTCAAGATGTAGATATGGGTGCAGTTGTTAGATCTAATATGTTTGATGACTTGATTGAACAAGGCATTGACGATGATCTACTTACAAACATTATGTACTCAGGAACTAAATCAGATGATTTTACAACTACACTTGCAAAGATAAAATCAAACGCTAGAGATGAAGGTGTTGATATAGATGAGACTGTAGATTTCTATGAAAGAGTTTTTGATGAAGTAGCTAGAGTTAAAAAAGCTATGGGTGGTAGAATAGGTTATGCAGTAGGTAGTTTACCAAAAGGAATTCAAAAGTTAGTACAAGCTTTAAATAAAAAATTTGGTAAAGGCACTATGAAAACTGCTGATGAAATGGATAGACCAAAAAACGTACAAGCGTTTGAAGACTTTGAAACAAGAAATCCTGATCCAAAAAGACAGTTGACTGATGATGAGATTAAATTCTATGAAGAAGAGTTAGGTGACAGTGAAACTTGGATGAATGATGGCACTGTTGGTGAAGCTGAAAAAGCTTTGAAAGATCGTAGAGAATATATAGCTGATATGGAATTAGAATATAAAAAAGGTAATTTAAATCCAGGACCAGGTGAAAAAGGTAGAAAAGAATTTTTAGAGAGTAAACTTGAAGAGATGGAAATGTCTGGTGATAAAAAATTAATGACGGTAGATGAGATTGAAGAGCTATCTACATTTGATATGGGTACAGAGTTAGAAGGACTAAGATCTTTAGGTGCACCAAAACTTGCAGAACGATTTGAACTTAAACAAAGGTTTCCAGGATTAGATGATGCATTAATAGATAGAATTTTAGTTGATGATAATCCACAAAGAAAAGCTGAAGTACTAGCAACTATAGAAGAGTCTTATAAGATGCTAGAAAAAGGAATGGATCCAGGAGATATTATTGAAACATTTAAAAATACATCTAGACGTAAAAATGCACAAGGCGGCCTAAACTACTTGATGGGACTTTAATGTCTGAAGTAAATAAAATAGCGAACTACAATCAAATGATGTCTTGGTTAACAAGACCATCTACACCTCAAACAGAAACTAGAGAAAACTTTGCCGAAGCAGGATCTGCTAAAGTAGATGGTAGAACGACTAGAGGTATAAATGTAGAAAGAAGAAATGTAATTAAAAATATTCTAGAGCAAGACATAGAAAATTTTAATAAAAATAAAAAATTATATCCAGATCAAAAATATCCTTTAAATGTAGATAATATTCAAAAACTTGTTAAAGAAAAAACTGGAACTTTACCTGATGCTTATATTATAAATGAATCTTTAGAAAAATTAGATCCAGAAATAAAATCGAATGTAGTTAAAGTAGAAAAAGGTGGCACTACAAGTTTAACACCAAAAGAAGAAAAATTATTTGCTAATAACTACAATAAAAAAACTATATCACAAATGGCTACTGAGATTACTGGTCTTCCCTACGATAATAAAATAACTAAAGCTAAAAATGCGCAGCTATATAGATACTATTTAACTCAGAAAAAATTAGGAAATATTGAAGAAGTAGTAAAAGGAACTAGACCAAAAGGTTCCACACCTAAAACTGAAAAAGGTTTTGGAGCATATAAAAAAGCACAAAAAGATTTAATGAATTTAGATCCTAATACCTATAAAGATCTAACACCTGCTCAAGTTGATGCAAGATTAAAAAAAGCAATACAGTTTTCAAAAGTAAGAGGAGCATTTGATGTTCCCACATCATTAACTCCAAGCTTCGAACATTTTCAAGGAATTACTCCTGGAACAATTACTCAAGATCCAGATGCTTTAAGAAAAGTAGGTATTACTACACAAGATTTTAATTTTAATGTTTTAGGAGCTAAAGCAAAAAATAATATTTATAAAACAATTAAAAATGAATTACGAACAGCTAAAGAAGCTGCTAAGTTAGGTGATAATAAAGCAGCTAAAGAATCTTTAAATACTATTAATGAAATATATGACGATGTAGCTAAAAAATTAAAAACAATTAAAAGAGATACATTACCTAAATATAATTTAAGTAAAAATTTAATTAAAGAAACAAACTTAAAAACTGTAGATTTTGATATTGAAAAAAGATTAGGAAATACAATTGACAATTATGTTAGATTTGTAGCAGCAGGTCCTAAAAAAGATGTTGCTAAAATTAAACAACCTAATTTAAAAAAGGCTGTGCAATTAGTTAAAAAGGGAGATGACCAAGCAGTTAAAGATTTAATTGATTCAAGATTACCTGCGGTAAGATCAGGACAACTTTTTTCAAAGTTACTTCCAGGTCTAGAACAAATAGCACAAGGAATAAAAAACATTCCTGATGATATTGCAAAGAAAAAATATTTTACATTAGGTTTAAAAGCATTAGGTCCAATTGGTACTTATATTGCAGTTGACGATACTTACGAAGCATTGAAAGCAGGGAGACCTGTTGCCGAAGCCTTGGAGTATGGTTTGATTGGGACTAATTTAATTGGTTCTGCAAAAGATTTAATGGCTCTATCTCCTGAAGAAAGAGAAGCAAGATCTGTTGTTAAACAAGCAGAGATGGCTGATCAAATTGCTCAAGACGAATCAATGTTAGATACAGACTTTGAAACTCCAAAAGTTAAATCAGATTTAACTAGAGAAGAAGCAGAAGAAAAATTTGAAGCTGCTAAAGCTAGAAGAAAACTTGAAAACAAAGCGAATGAAGCAAAAATTGCTAAAGCACGATCTATTAGCATAAAAAGTTTAAAAGATTTAATAACAGGTAAAAGATTTCAACCAATAGAAATGCCAACACAAGCTATGGCTGAAGGTGGTATAATGAGACAAGGTTTTGCAGACGGACCAGATGATCCTTCAAGAAGAAAGTTTATGAAGATAGCTGGAGGTATTGCATCTATACCAATCGTAGGTAAGTTTTTAAAACCTGCAATAGTTGCAGCACCCAAAGTTGCAGAAGTAGTTAAAAGAAGCGCTGATGGTATTCCTGAATTTATTGGAGACCTGGTTACTAAAGTTGTAACCTTTGGAAAGAAAAACTTCACGGGTAATAGAGCAGATGAATTTGCTGATCAATATAGATTAGATGATTATGTTGTTACACAACAAGGTAATAAAACAACAATTCAAAAATTTGATGATCCTGATAATCCTAACTATAAAGAAATTGAAATAGAATTAGAAACTGACCCTGAGACCGGAGGCGTGACTTATAATGAAGCTAGCGTGAGACCTGATGCAGAAGGCAAGCTTAAAGATGTTGAAGAATATATTGATGACCTAGATTTAGAAAATATGAAGAAATACACTTATGACGAATAAGTACCAAAAGAAACACCTATTACCCCCTGAGTCCGGACCCCTGCCTCAGGGCTTGAATATTAACTATAATACTGTTAAAACAGTCAAACAATCTGGAGAAAAAATAAATGGCGGATATAGACAAAGCACTTCCCAACGAAGTCAGAAAAGAATTCGAACTTCCTAGTGGAGAAGAAGTTCAAGAACAAGTAATTGAAGAAACTGAAGCACAAGAAGAATCTCTTGGTCCAGTTGATATTCAAGAAAATGAAGATGGATCCGTTGATATAAATTTAGATCCAGCTGCCGCAACTCCTGAAGGCGGTGATGAGCATTATGCAAATCTTGCAGACTTTTTACCAGATGATGTATTAGGTAGATTAGGTTCAGATTTAAATTCTAAATACATGGATTACACTTCTTCTAGAAAAGAATGGGAGAGAACTTATATTCAAGGTCTAGATCTTTTAGGTTTTAAATACAATCAAAGAACAGAACCTTTCCAAGGAGCTTCAGGTGTAACTCACCCAGTTCTTGCTGAAGCAGTTACTCAATTTCAAGCATTGGCTTATAAAGAATTATTACCATCAGATGGTCCAGTTAGAACACAAGTAATTGGTTTATCTACACCGGAGAAAACACAACAAGCACAACGTGTTAAAGATTTTATGAATTATGAAATCATGGAAAAAATGAAAGAGTAT